TCAATACCAAATACATTAATATTTCTTGGATCACCATTTTCATTCACCAACTGAGCCCACCAATAAGCATCATCACCTGACCCACACCCCATGTCAGCAACAGTTTTGATACAGTCCATAAAATTAGTAAACTGATTTAAGGTATTCAGTGTATCAGCACTGTGATCTATACTCTGTTCAAAAGTTACAGCAGCCATTTTTAATCCTCTTTTCATAAGTTGTTAATGCGGCGCCAATTACCTGATGCATGTCATAATACATATATTCACCAAGTCTACCACCAATAATGGTGTTTTGCAGTTGCTTTGCTTCAATATGATACATTGAGTATTTCAACTTGTCTTCTTGAGTATTTACAGGATAGTATGGAGTATCTTCTACACCCGCTGCTCTGCTGTATTCAAAGCTCACAACAGTATGATCTCTTGTGTAGTTGCGCTCAGGATGAAAATGCTTGAACTCAATTGTTCTGGTGTATGGCGTGGAAAGACTGGGATAATTTATCTGTGTTACCCCTTGATAATCCTCAATATTAAATGTTTTAAATTCAAAATCACAAGTACGCCAGTTTAATACACCATGCTTGTAATCAAAATACCTATCAATTGGTCCACTGTATACCACAGTCTTGTCCGCAGGTATCATGTGTTTGACTTTAAAGAAATCAGTGTTTAAAAATACTTCAATGTTGATATGGTTCAGCATTTTTTCAAAAATTGGAGTGTATCCCATAACTGGAATGCCTTCCCATAAATCATTATAGTATCTGGTGTTATAATTGAACCTAACTGGCAACCGTCGTGCTACACTGGCAGGGAGTTCTCTGGGATCCTTATCCCATTGTTTAATTGTATACTCTCTGAAGAAGGCTCGATATAAGTCATTGCCCATTAATGCCATGGCTTGTTCTTCAAAATTTTGAGGATCATTGTAAACCATTGCATAGCTGTCAAAGAACTCTTTGGCTTGCTTTGGTGTCCAATTTGTATGCAGTCTTTGATTAACTGTGGCAAGGTTAATGGGCATTGAGTAAGTCTTTTTACCTACCCTACTCATACACTGGTGCCTATAACTGTTAAACTCAGTGAACTGATTGATATATTTCCATACTCTTTCGTTACTTGTATGAAAAATGTGTGGGCCATATCTGTGTATATTAATGCCTGTATTGGCATCGTCTTCAGTATAACAGTTACCCCCTATATGGCTTCTGGATTCAATTACTACAACTTTAAGACCAGCTCTGCTACACTGCTCTGCTATAACACTACCAAATATACCCGATCCTACAACTACCACATCACAATTATTGATTGATTCTTGCATCTAAAACCTCTATAGTAATTATAGCATCAATAAGTACAAACAATGAAAATATTCCAAGCATATTATAAAGAAGAACAAAAATCTCAACTTGATCCCGAGTTTACTCCTTTTGATAACACTGCTAACCCAGTAACAAATCTCTATGAGTATTATATCTATACCAAGATTTATGAGGAAGCACAGAAAACTAATGAAGATCTATGGGGTCACTTTAGCTGGCAATGGAAGCGAAAATTAGAAGGTGTTCCTGCTTCTCAAATATTAGAGATAATTGAAAAGAATCCAAATGCAGATGTATATACATTCTTCCCATACCCTTGGGAAACTGTTTCAAATTGGAATGTTTGGGAACAGGGACAGTGGTGCCATCCCAATATGATAAAGCTGGGAGAACGTATATTAGCTGATATGGGTGAAGATCCACGTATAATACAAGCTCCTATGGGGCATCAAACATATATGTGCGTTAATTATTTTGTTGGAAATAAGAAATTCTGGGATGGTTTATTGGAATTCCTTAAAAGATTTGCAGATGCCTGTAACAATTTACCGGAAGAATATATGAACCTGTTGAATGAATCAGCAGGCTACGAACCAAATTTAAAATTAGATTACCGCGGATTTCTCTGCGAGCGTATGATTAGTACGTACCTTGTTTTAAACCAAAACAAATTGTTAATACGCCCATTGGTAGAATTTTACCATTATAGAATATCAAATGAAATGCAGATGTTATTGGAATTTAAAGAGCAGGGCATTGAGAATAAAAGCAGAGAGTTTCTTCATCAGTATGTTAATTCAAGAGGGGAAACAAAAGGATACAACTGGGGCAAGGATTGGGCTAACACATGCGTATTATGATAACCGGTGCAAAAGGATTTATTGGCAGCTACCTAAGCTCTTACCTTCGTGAATATGGACATCAGGTATTTGAGTGTGGCAGAGATAAGTTGGACCTATTGGATAAGGAAGCTGTAAGAGTTTTCTTTAACAGCAATTATTTTGATTGTGTAATACATACTGCGCTCGTGGGTAGAGAAAATCTATACGAGCTTAAAGGATCCATGAGTGACAAGATCATTGTGGATAACCTGCGTATGTGGGATAACCTAGTGCAGAATCGTCATCGTTTCAAGCGTTTAATAAACTTCGGCAGTGGGAACGAATTTGATACAGATCAAGATATTATTATGGCTGATGAGCGTTTGATCTTTGATCGTGAGCCACAATACACTTATGGATATGTAAAGAACTTTATTAGTCGTGACATGCCACAGTATGAGAATTTCTTTAACTTGAGACTGTTTGGAGTATTTCATTATACTGAAAGCAACAAGAGATTTTTTAAGAAGATACAGCTATACAGCAGACAAGAGTATCACATTTATCAAGACAGATTATTTGATTTTATTAACCTTGAAGACCTGACGCCCATGGTTGATATTATATTGAATGGTGATTGCAAACACCAGGATATCAATGTTGTATATAGGGAAAAGTTTAAGCTAAGTGAAATGGCTAATATGTTTAATGCCATTACAATGAGCGATACAAAAATCATCATTGATGATCCCGATGGTAAGAATTATACAGGTGATTCCAGTAAGTTCTACAGTTATAATACCCCAAAAATGGGATTACCACTGGGGTTTCTTAGATACTGAAATCTTCCATACCAGCAACCTTAAGCTTTACGAGGTTGCTCAACTGCCATTGCTTGCTGTCAATGCCTTTCATTACGCCCAGCCACTTATTGCGTAGTAGCGCCACCTCATTAATGATGGTCTCATAGTCTACTACTTCCTGTTCACCTTCAACGTACTTTTCAGCATCGCGAGAACTCAAAGCGCGGGCGTAATGTTCCAGATATTTTTGAAAATGCTTCCGACGTATTACACGTATTTGAATGTTGAGGAAGTTTAATACAGCCTCAATTTCCTGAAGCTGATTAAACCGCTGTTCTGTAATTCCAGGTAACGAGCTAATTGATTTCTCAACATTGCCCTTAATACCGATGTCCTGTTTTGCCTTTAATAGTTCATCTTCATAATAGGCAATAAAGTCCGGTATAGAACCCAAATTGGATGTTACCTTGGAATACCACATTTTTAATCTTCGTCTTCCTCTGTGACTTCGATATGTTCTTTAATTGCTGTAAGCATGGCTTTATCAACAGCCAATTCTTCAAGATCTCGGTCATCAATACCCAAATCTACGAGCTCATTCACAATGTGATCTGCTGCTGATTGACGATCCTTTGCAGGGATATATTCCTTAACAGTCTGCCACATCGTTACAAGATATTCGGTATCACTCATCTTCTACTAACTCCTCAGTCTCAACATTGACAACAGACTTAGTTGTAGTTTCTTTCCATTCATCAATGATAATCATTAATTTATCATCTGTCCAACCCTTGCGGAATTCCTTGATAACTTCACCAGTGGTTGTGCTGGTATAAGCAAGTCTATTGCCTTCCTTAACTAGAATACCCTTTGCTTCAAACATATCAAGCAATCCACTAGTGGGACTCATACCAGTTTCATATGGGATCTCAACCTGTACTGACTCAAATGGCTTGCTATAGCGTGTCTTCATAACCTTACAAGCTGATCTAATACCATGTACTTGACTGGTCTTGTTACCATCAGCATCGGTCTTTAGCTTAAGCTTACGCATTGCCACAACAATAGAACTTGCGTAGATAAATCCTTGCCCACCACTGATCTTGTCATCTGGATCAAACATGTCTTGACTAGCATAAGTGTGATTAGTACATACCATTCCCACGTTTGCTGCACCAAACATATTAACACAGTTACGAACAAGTGCAGTCAATGCCTTGGGCTTGCGACCCATGTCGCCCTTCATCTCACCTGCTTCGAACTGATTAACGTCAGTTGGAGTAAGCAACATGCCCAGTGAGTCAATAACGAATAGTACCTTTGGCTTTAGTTCACCATCTGGGATTGTCTTATATGACTTCATAAACTCGCTGATAGTGCGAGCAACGTCATCAATCATTGCCATGTTCATTTTTAGTAGTTTGTCTTCATGAGTATCAACGCCCAATGCGTGTAGCCACGCTTCATCAAGTGCGTTCTCACTATCAATTAGAATGCAAAAAATGCCCTGCTCTTGTGCGTTCTTAATGATGTTACCAGAGCAGATATAGCTCTTACCAGCACCAGACTCACCGGCAAACACCGTAACCTTACCAAGTGGGATACCTCTATGAAAGTCACCACTGATTAGATAATTGAGTGTATAGTTGCCTGTTGAGATCCAATCTGTTGGATCATTAAATCCAAAGCTTAGTCCATCAATGCTCTTTGTTAGGTCCTTACGAAACTTTGAAATATCAAAAGGTTTAGCCATCTTTATTCTCCATAATATGTTCTATGATCAATGCCTCTTGCCTGATCATTATGTTTTAGCCATTCTTCAAGTTCAATGCTGTTATCTCTATCAACAGCTATTGGAAAGTCATACTGTACATTTATAGCACGTTCAGTAAGCTTATTCCTATATCTAATATCAAGCACATCGACTCGATTCAGATGATTATAACTGATTGCCAAATTTAACTTTTTAGCATAATCTCTAATTTTTTCTATATGTTCAATGTTTAACGCACTAATAGTAGGGTTCAGTGCCAGTTTTAATTTTGAGTTCTCATCACGTTGCTTAATCCAAAACAACAAATTTTCTTCAACAACATCCCATTTCAAAGGCCATCGAATATATTCAAACAAGTTGCCAATTGCATCTATGCTCACAGTTAACTCAATAACAATTCCTCTATTGAGTAATTCACTGAGATCATATGGCATACTTCCATTTGTATTAATCCTAAGCCACTTTACACTGTCTGGCAGATTGGCTAGAATCTTCCTATATGATTTGCTATAAAACGGTTCACCGCCTGCTAGGTCAACTTGAATAACATTATCATCCAAGTACCGTTCAATATACTGTATTCCCTTGTTCTGCAACATGGGACTATAGTTCATTATTTTAGCATAAAGGCTACTGGATCCTGGGCCACAGGTCTGACAAGCAGCATTACATATATTGTCAGTACTGATATCAAAAACTTTGTAATTGGGATTAAGTTTTTTATATACTTGATGTTTTTTATTGGAAGTTTGTCTAAAGCTTAATTGATTGTATTTTTCCTGATCTGAACATTGTTCACACTCATCTGGCCAAATTCCCTGCTCTTGTTTCTGAACAAACCCTGCATACCAATTACTGGCATACATCTCATCCACGCTAAAAAAGTTAGGAATCTTTCCTTTCAAGGCGCAACAAAACCCTACCTGTTCATCATTGGTATTGTTGATACGGATACAGTGTTGTATTCTTGCACAGGAAAATGTCATGGTAATCCAAAATGGCAGAGTGTTTCCACTCTGCCTTAGTTAGGTATTATTGAGTCTTACGGTTGCGAATCATTGCGAGGATGTCTTCTGCTCGCTGATTGGGGAACTTAGCAGCCTCAGTTACAACTGGTGCGCTGGCGACTGGCTCATTATCTTCCCAGGGTGCTGTCTCTGCCTTAGGAGCAGCTGCCACTGGTGCCGGACGAGCAGCGGGAGCAGAACGTACGGGTGCATCACCATCATCAGTTGCACCACCCATGCTAGGTGGCTTATAAAACTGACTCCAACGATCCTTATCGTAAGTCTGCCCATCAACTGAAGCTTCAAACATCTCAACGATTGCCTTTAGCTCAGTCTCTCCGGGCTTCTTGGGGAGGTAATCAGACAAG